TTTTGTAAAGATCACGGTTGGGAATTTATGGTAGTCACAGAAAAGGAACTTAAAATCTAATGGCAATCCCAAATCCTCAAGGAGCAAGATATCCTTCATTTCAGGAGTTTATATCCAGAACTAAAGGTAGAGATAATTCTCCTAGTTTTACCAATTTATATTCGGTGAGATTTATGTCACCGAGTATGATGAGAACTTATACACCAGCAAATTTTCTAGGACCAGTTCAAACTGAAAAATTTGATATTGGTTCTACTAATGATTTGGATTGGTTACTCGATTATTATGCTGATACTGTAAATCTTCCAAGTAAGCAGGTTACTACTTCACAAACTCCTTATGTTGGATCACCATTTAAGTATGCAACAAATACAACATACAGTCAGATTAGTATACAATTTAGAATGCCACGTTCTCAGTATTCAAGAAATTTCTTTGAGAGATGGACAACCCTGATGGCAAGTGATAGTGAGCAATATACAAGATATTATAATGATTATGTTTGTCCTAAAATGATGATTTATAAGTGGGAAAGAGGTGGTGGAGGTTTAGCAGTTACTGATCCTGAGTTAATTGCTTCTATAAGAGAAAGTGGATCAGCAGACATGTTATTGGCAAGAAAGTATCAATTAACTGCTGCTTGGGAACTTAGAAATTTATATCCATATAATATCGGTTCGATTCAGTTGAATAACTCTAATGCTCAGACAATGACTTTGAGTGTAGGATTCTACTATGAGAGGTATAGATTCTATACTGCTGATAGGTTTGACCATGATACTATTAACTTCCTTACTGTTGGTTCTGGAATTGATAATAATACCGATCAATCAACTTCCAATAACCAAACAATCACCTTAGCTGCAAATAACGAAGTATTGAACGTTACTGGTAACGCCTAAATAAATGTACTGATGTGAATTTTATGGCATTACCTAAGATTAGTGTACCTAAGTACAAATTGAAACTACCTTCAGACGGTAGAACTGTGAATTTTAGACCATTTCTTGTAAAGGAGGAGAAAATCCTTCTCTTAGCTACTGAAAGTGGTGAACAAGCTACTATTGTTGAAGCAATCAAAGATATTATCAAAGATTGTACAGACATTACCGATGTAGATAAACTTGCTACATTTGATATTGAATTCGTTTTCTTACAGATTCGTACAAAATCTGTTGGTGAAAGTGTTGATGTCACTGTAACTTGTCCTGATGATGACGAAACTACTGTATCAGTCTCAATTCCCTTAGACGAAATTAAAGTTAAGAAGACTAGAGGTCATAAAAAGGATCTTAAAATTTCTGAGGAAGTTGCTATTACGATGGGATACCCCAGTCTTGAAACATTTGTTCAAATGAATTTTGGTGATGAAGCTGGTGTTGATCAGGTTTTTGATATGGCAGCAAGTTGTGTGGAATCAATTTCTGATGCTAATCAAGTTTATGATTGTTCTAACATTTCTCAAAAGGAACTGCTAGAATTTTTTGATCAACTGAATAGTAAGCAATTTATGATGATTCAAGAGTTCTTTGAGAAAATGCCTAAATTGACCCATACTGTTAAGGTTACTAACCCTAATACTGGAGTTGAAAGTGATGTTGTATTGGAGGGTCTAGCGAGTTTTTTCGAATAGCTCTTCTTCACACCAATCTACAGGCTTATTATGAAGGAAACTTTTCCTTAATGCATCATCATAAATGGAGTATCGCTCATATCGATAATCTGATGCCTTGGGAAAAGGAAATCTACGTGAATTTGTTAGTTAATTTCCTCAAAGAAGAGGAACGTAGAATGAAGGAGCAACAAGCATCTGGTGGCTAAATTACAAACCTATAAATTTGTAAATCCTGGAGTTTCAAATACGAAATCTCCAACAGTTGCTGCTGCAAGAAGACAGACCTTAGCATTGAATAGACTAGGGAGCACAATATCTGGAATAGGAACGGTTGTTAGTGATATAGAGAAAATTTCAATTGCTCAAATTAAGAATGATAGGTTAAGAGCAAAAGCAGAACGTCGCAGAGAAAGAAGAGAATTAGATCAGGCGGCAGAAGAAGCAATAGAAAATAAGAAGGCAGCAAAACGAAAACCCAAATTAACCAAAAGATCCTTAAAGATTGCTAAGGGTGGTCTTAGTTGGGTAGAAAAATTTTTAGCACCGATTGGAAAATTTCTTGGTGGACTATTTAAATTTGCTATTACAAAGGAAGTACTTGAATGGGTATCAGATCCTGCTAATATTGAGAAATTAACAGTTTTCCTAGAGAAGACGCACTTTGTTTTTTCTAAATTATTCGGTTGGGCAGCGGGATTTACTAACAATGTTCTAGAAGGATTTTCTTCTTTAACGGATCCTAATGGGACATTTTCAGAGAGATTAGGTGGTATTGGAAATATAATGAAGGGTTTGATCGGGTTAAAGTACCTGATGAATCCATTTAGTCTTATAACAGATATTTTAGGATTAGTTGATTTACTTGGTGGTGGAGATTTGGGTGGTAAACCTAAGAAACCTAAGAATTATAATAATAAACCATCAGCCAAAAACCCATCTGGTGCTGACCCCAATATCGATGGTCCTAGGGGTAGAGTTAAAGTAAAAACTATTACTGATCAGTTTGGTGAAGCAGCGGCAAAACAATATAAGAAGATTCTTGCAGAATATGGTGATGATGCTGCGAGAGCATATGCCAATGCATTAAACAATGCTGGTGGTGATGCTTCAAAAGCATTAAAGGCATGGAGAAGACTTAATTTAAAACCAGTACAATATAAACCAACAAAATTACAAAAAGCTGGGGATTTCTTTACAGGTCTTTTTGATTCTGGTGTTCAAAAAACCAAGGATTTTGCTGGTACTGTTAACAAAACTCTAAGAAATTTACCTGCTTGGGCAGGAGATCAATATAAAAATTTATCAAAACATGCTCAAAAGAATTGGGATCATGTTGTTAAAGCAAGTAATGCAATTGGAGATTGGGGTTCAAAAAAATATGCTCAGGCAGGAGATATGTTTAATAATGGAATTAATGGTCTTAAATCTGGTGCTAGAAAATATCTTCAAGAAAAAGTATTAAAACCTCTTGAACCAATTATTAAACCAATTGGTAATAAAGCCAAAGCAATTGGTCAGGGATTGATGGATGGTTTGATGAAGATTCCTGGCATGGATAAGGCAGCGGATGTTCTTAGAAAGAAAGGTATTGCTGGTTTTGAGGGTATTGCAAAGGCAGGTAGTAAATTAGGAAAGAGAGCAGCAGCAATTCTTCCTGTTGTTGGTGGTCTTGTAAACCTTTTCTTTGCATATCAACGTTTTTCACAAGGTGATTCTATCGGTGGATTGATTGAAGGTACTTCTGGTATTTTGGATGTATTTGGTCTTGCTACTGCTGGTGCTACTAGTGTTATATCCATGCTTATGGATGGATACATGTTCGTTCGTGATTTTGTTCCTCAATTACAACAAGGTGAAGAAGCAGTAGTCAATGCTATGGGATTAAGGGGGTTTAAAGATAGTATTGATAAGGTCTTATCTAAGTTACCTGGTCTTGATGTGATTGTTAATACACTTATGAGTCCATTCAAGAGTGATGAAGAAAAGGAAGAAGAAAAGGAGAGTAAGAAGGGTAAAAAGGCATGGTGGGATTTTGCAGGAGTGTTTACTGGTAAAGATAAGAAGGAAGAAACAAAACCTTTACCGAAAGATAAACAAACTAAAGAAATTAAGAAAAATCAATGGTGGGATTTTCTTGATTTATTTCCAAACAGAAAGGAAAAACCTCAAGAGATGTTCCTTGGTGGTCTATGGAAGAAGGCAAAGAAGTTCGTTGGTAAGATTGTAAGTAATCCTATAGTTCAAATTGGAGCATCCTTTATTCCTGGTGCTGCTCCAATTATGGCAGGACTTAACATGGTTGCTAGTGGTAATCCTTTAGGTGCGTTGAGTATGATTCCTGGTGTGGGAGGAGTAGTAGGTCAAGTTCAGAACTTTATGGCTAGTCCTTGGGGTCAGGTAGCAGGTAATCTCATGAGTGGTAATTATGCTGCTGCTATCACTGGTGGTATAAGTCAGTTCAATCCTAAGTGGGGTAGTATTGCTGGTGATGTTATGAGTGGCAACTATATGGGTGCTTTAAATACGTTCAATCCTAAATGGGGTGGTATTGCTCAAAATATTGTGGATGGTAATTATGGAGGTGCTTTAAGTGCTTTCAATCCTGAAATGGGTGCGATGGTTACGAAGGGAATGGCAATGATAGACTCATTTAGGCAAGATCCTATGGGTCTGATTAGTCAGATTGCAGACCAACAGGGTATGGGAGGAGTCCTTAAGGCAGTTACTGGTTTATTTGGTGGTGGAGATAAGATTACTGCTATAACACAAATTGCATCAGAGATGGGTATCGATCCTAAAATTCTTGGTGCAGTAAAGTCTGCACATCAGCAAGCACTAAGTGAAGGTGGTATTTCTGCTCAATATGCTATGGAACAAGCTATGGAATTTATTCCTATTCCCACGATTATTGAGAAGATTGTTCCTATCCCTCAAGGAGTAGCAATAAATACTGGTGGTGGTCAAATAATAGTAACTTCACCTAATTCTTTACTTAATAGAGCGAAGGGATCATAATGGCAACTATACAAAAGAGTACAAAAATTAATTTCTACAAATTTGTACAGGTAAAAGATCCTACTGGTGGTGCTAAATCTGTAGAAGGTGAGATTGTAAAATCTCTCAATATGAATACTGGTGCTGTCAATAATCTGGGTGCAACTGTAAACTCTATTGCAAAAATTGCTAACGATTTTAAAAGAATTCAACTTCAAAGATTAGAATTAGTAAAGAAAAATCAAAAGGATTTTGAAGCAAACTATACAAAAACACAAAAGAAGAAAACTTTCTCTGGATTTAGTCCTGCTGCTTTAGTAAAAAAACCTAGTTGGTTAGAAGGTCTGTTTAAGATGTTGAGTGGACTGATTAAAGCAGCGATTGTTATTCCTGCTCTGAAATGGTTAAGTGATCCTAAGAATAGGCAGAAAGTAGAAAATATTATCGAAGCCCTTTCTAAGTTGGCAACGTTCATCTTTAAAGTTGCGGAATTTGGTGTTGTTAATACTATTGAAGGGTTATATACGTTACTATCAGATCAATCTAGTCCTTGGGAGAAGATAGGAGGACTTGTACAAGGATTAACTGGACTTGGAACTTTATTATTGGGTATGCGTTGGTTAAGTAATCCAACTAGAATTATTACAGATTTTGGTAATGTACTAATTTTCCTTCATAATAATCTAATTAGAGGTAGAAGGGGATTACTAGGTAGAGCTGGAGCACTTGGATTAGTAGCAGGTGTTGCTTATGGAGGATATAAACTTTATACTCACCTAAATGAAGATGGGTCTGGTGGAAAACCTGATCCAAATGATAAGACAGAAGGAAAATCTCAGGGTGGTAAAGTCTTAGGATCATTTGCACAAGGAGGATGGATTAGTGGACCACAATCAGGATATGGAGTTTCATTGGATGGAGGGAGATCCACTTCGTTCATCGGACACGGCACTGAGTACGTTGCTAGAAAGGCAGATGGGGGAGCTTTCGTCGTTCCTTTTAATACTCCTGCAACAAAAACACAACCAAACCTAACAAATAAGAGGTTAGGTGAAGCTAAGAGTCAGGGATTTAGTTTACCTGGTTTTGATAGAGGAGGAACTCTACCAAAACTTAAGAAACTCTCACAGAAAGGTGCATTCGATCATGTATACAATCTAGCAAAACAATCAGGAGGAGCAAAGTTCCCTGAAGTTGTTGCTGCTCAGGCAATGCACGAGACAGGATATTTGAATGCTAGGAATAAGAGAAGTGTTTATACTGCCACAAATAGAACTAATGCTTTTGGTCAAACTGGTGATAGGGGATGGGGTACTATTCCTAGAAAAGGTTTTGAAACAGGTTGGGCAAAATATGATAATTTATCCAGTGCAGTAAACGATAATATTAAACTTTGGCATGATGTGGGTAATCATGCTGGAAACTATAATGCTTTTGGTAATGTTTTAGATGGCATTGCTTCAGTTGCTCCAGCATATTCACCCAATGCAGATCCTGAAAATATTAAAAAGGGATATACTACTGACAAGTATAGTAAAGGAATGGTTAGAGCATTAAAAGTTGGTGGATTTGATGTTCTTGCTTTAAAGGATAAACAGGCTCTGACTTCATCTAATAGTGGTGGACAAAGAAAACCTGGTAACATCTTCTCAAACTTTATGGGTGGTGTTAAGAGTTTCTTTGGATTTGGTGATAAACCAGAAAATAATAATAAGAAGACAAAAACACAAAATAAAGTAAAGGCAGTCAAACCTGCATCACACCCTGATACAGGTTCTGGATTTACTGTTGCAGGAACAAGAGATCAAAGTGGTAGACCTCTAGTATTTTCACAACCAGCAGCACAAATGTTTTCTGCAGCAATGAAAGATTCTGGAATCGATTTAGGATCATTTGTTGCAAGTTCTGGTAGAAGTAAAGCTAAGAACACTGAAATAGGTGGAGATCCTAATTCACATCATTTATATGGAGAAGCACTTGATATTAATGGTGAAGGATATCAATGGTTGAAAGCAAATGGTAAACGTTTTGGTTGGCAATATGTTTACAATCATAATCCTGACAGTGCTCACTTTAAGTATGTTGGTGCGAAAGCAGGTACTACACCGATTTTATCAGAAGCTGGTAAGGAATATGCTGGTGGTAATAGTCTTGAGGGGCATGTAGGTGAAGGTTCTCGTGAAGGTTCTCATGGAGATGATGCTAAAAAGAAACAGGAAGAATTATCTCCAAAAGTGAAAAAAATGGCAGAGATGTTTGGAAAATCATCAAGTTCCAAAGGAATGAGAATTGGTGGTGGTAGAGGTGCAAGTGGTTCTGCTCCTGCAAGTCAATTCCAACAAGCAAGGAAAGAGAAAAAACTAGAGCAACAAACAAAAAATAGGAATGATGCACGTCGTCAGGTAACTGAAAGAAGTCAAGAAATGATTAAAGAAGTCATGGCAGCAGTTGCTCAACAAAATGGGGTAAATAGTCAAGCAATCCAAGCAGCACAACAAGCATTATCACAAGTTGCTAGTGCTGCTGGTGGTGGTGGACAACCACAACTGATTTCAACTGGTGGTGGTAGTGGTTCAAACCTAGGATCGATTGCATCCACTTTACAATCCACTCTTAATCCTTTGAGAGGTTTACTCAGATGACTAGCGTCCAAAGCGGAAGTATTAGAAGAAATGAATCAGGTGATGTTGAGGTAAAAGTTAATGTCTTTAGAAATGGTCAAAAACTTCAAAGTTCTGATGGTGCTGATGATATATACGATTTTATTACAGGTATTGAAATCTATGAAAGTATTACTTCGTCAACTATAGAGGCAAAACTTCTTTTTAATGATGGTTCAGGATTCATAGGTGCTATGACTGGATCTGAACAGTTTAGAATTATAATTAGAGGAACAATTCTTGATAGAGTTTATTGGGTTAGAGCATATGATATTGAGGCAAGATCAAGACTAAACACTACAGATTCATTTATAGTTAATTGTGCTAGTGATGAATTTTTCCAGAATGAGGTCACTAACGTATTTGGAAATAGTCAGGTTGTATTTGATTCTACATCATCTTCTGAAATTGTAGAACAAATTTTAAAAACAGATAATAGGTATATAAAAACTCAAAAGAAGATTTATATTGAAGAATCTACAAATAAACAGCAATTTATAGCAACAAATTG